CATATAGAGATGAGAACGATTTGAAGTATGAATGTTTATTAGAATGCAAGAGCGATTCGCAAAACAAATCATCATCAGGTAATTCTGGAGTTACGACGTAATGGCTGAGCCCGGTACAGTAATGGGGCAGGACGGACTCAAGTGGTGGGTCGGTACTGTTGAAGATAGAGGTTCTGGTCAGTATTCTGGCGAAAAGGATAATCTGAAACTCGGAAGAGTGAAGGTCAGAATACATGGTCAACATACAGAAGATAAGGGACAACTCCCTACAAAAGATCTTCCATGGTGTTATGTAATGAATTCAACTTCTTCTGCGTCTATCAGTGGCGTTGGAAGAAGTCCTACAGGAATTGTTGAAGGAACTAAAGTGTTCGGATTCTTTATGGATGGAGATGGCGGACAATATCCTATAATCTTTGGGACGCTCCCACACATTCAGCAGAAAGGTGGATCTGGTCCTAATTCTCCAGGATCTGGAGGTGCTTCATAATGGCCACAATTACAGTTAAACCATTAACAACTGCAAACGCGTCGCCTACGTTGACTGGAACAGTTTCTTTTCAACGATTTGATGTGAATAAAAACCCAAAAGAAACTGTTGAAATCATCATAAATTACAGAACATATAAACTATTTCAACAGATTGGTTTAGATGAAACTGTTACTCCTAATGTATGGAAGTTGCAGTTCGATGAATATCTGTATCCAGGAACGTATGAAATTGACGCAAGAGTAGTTGACGTCAATACAAAAGCTGTTATTGCTTCTGACACCACGAACAACGAACTGACTATACTTGCTCCTCCAATTAATCAACCTAAGATGACGTTGTTGCAAAAGGTAGCATTGGTCAGCGCATTGATGAGCAGTGTAAATAAATTGTTTGGTGGACAAAATGGCATAGGTGGCAATCCTGCTGTTCATCCAACTATTGGCGACGATGCGTCCACTTCTCTTGCTGGTCGTGCTGATCAGGAGCGCGCGGAAGAGACTCGTGTAAAAAGTAAAAAAGATCGACAAAAACCAAATCAAAATCCAATACCACCAAAATGTCCAATGACTGTTACTGCAGGAGATTCTTCTTTATTTGGTGAAGATAATCAGCCTGAATATGAATTTGGTAACTTTGATCAGTTCAGTCAACAAATGGGTGACACAATGTCGAGAGCGAATGACGCTGTAAGGGATGCTCCCGATGAAGCTGCTGCTATGAACAGTCAGCAATATAGTACATCAACACCAACTACAGTGCTTGGATAAGGAATAGTTATGGCTAAACATTCAGAACAACAACCTGGTGGTGATAAAGCAAAGTATCTAGGCAATCATGTGCATACTACAGAAGCTGGTCACATGATTGAAATAGATAATAGCCCTGGTGATCGTAGAATTCATATCTATCACGCAAGCGGCACATTCATTGAAATAAAAGACGATGGCGCTAGAATTTCTAAGATTGTAGCAAAAGAACAAGAATATCTTGAAGACGGTAAAGATCAAAAAATTACAGGAAACTTCAATCTAACCGTTGATGGCGATGTGATTATGCACGTCACAGGATTGATGAGAACTGAAGTCAAGGGTGATTACGAGCTAATTGTACACGGCGACTATAGAGTCAAATCTGCAGGAAATCACTTTCAAGAAACTGGCGGCGATGAGCGCGTCCAAGTAAACGGCAAGACATCGCATCGTTCAACCGGTGATCGCGAACATATTACAGGTGGAAACAACGTAGAAAGCGTTGGAGGAAACAGCACCACGACAACAACCGGCGATGCAGTAAACATGACTGGTGGCAACGGGCTTATGAGCACTGGCGGCGAACAATCAATTATTGCTGGCGGATCTATGGGTGTTGGTGCTGCTAAATTGGGAATTGCTTCTGTCACAGCGACAGCGATTAGAGCAGGAAGCACGATTAACATGGAAGCTACTTCAACCAATACAATCAAGGGCAGCACTATTCAGCTGAATCCATAATGGGAAACTCAATACACAGACAAGACGATTCGCGTACATGCGGAGCTACAACGATTGTTTCAGGACAATCAACAGTCTATGCGGGCGGAAAACTAGTATCTGTAGACGGTGACGAGAATTCCGATGGAGGAGGCGCATTGACAGCAGCTACCAACAATGTTTATGCTGGTGGGAAAATGGTAGTGAATGTTGGAGATAGTGCAGCGGCAGATTCTCTTTGCCCTATTCCAGGAGGCGCACATTGTTCACCAAATGCTTCGGGTGGGTTAGATTCAGTACAGGTAGGTGACTAATGGATCAAATTACAATTGATTTTAAAATCAAACAATTCAATCCAAATCCTATAAAAGGACAAACATATATCGTTGATTGCGTTCCGCGTATCTATGGCGGAACAGATAGCGTATTTGACATGTTCGACGACATGTCTCGCAAATTTCCTACGCTGATAAACTATCAATATATGAATGGATATATGAACAATCCGTTTGGATATGTTCCACCAACCTACAAGATTGATCCTAAACTAGCAGCAACGTTGGTTGCACTTAATGTTGCAGGGCAAATTGGTAAGATTACTGGGTTAGCTAACGGATTTATTCCTCCAGGATTAGATGCGCCGGTACAAGCAATCAAAGGCGTCATTTCTACTTTCACAAATCAGATTCCAGGTCTTTCTGCAGCAGCTGGTGCGGCCGCAGACATAGCAAATAGCATATCTAAAATTACTCAGATCAACACCCTTGTGAAATTATCATTAGGCGGACCAGCAGGTTTAGTATTCAAAGCAATCACTTCAAATTTTGGTATGCCTTCACTTGCTGCAGCTGCTGCAGGAATAAATCTTCAAGCAGAAGTTGCTAAACTTGCAGCTGCTGCTTCAAATCCGATTGCATTCGCAGCTCAAGCAGCTTTGATTTCTAGAACGTTCCCGATGATCAACACGAATATGTTGATCGCAAAAATGTTAGGAGTTGCTGGAACAGCGGGTCGTGATCCTTGCACCGGTCTTCCGATTGGCAAACCGTTTAATATTAAGTCCATGGTGCCAAATCTTGCTTTTGCTGCTGGAGCTATTGCTCTTAAAGCTCTGCCTGGAATTACACCTACGGGAGATGCGCAGAAACCACAAAAGACTGCTAATCCTCCAAAGCCTGTAAAAGCAGTTCAGATGAAAAATCTGTTTGCGGAAGCAGCTGCAGCGTCCTCACTCTCAACGCTAACACAGCCACTATCTCAGTTCATGGGAATGATGGCTACTATTGCTCCACAGACTTCTCTTATCACACCAGGTCCTGCAGCGACTGCTCTCGGTACACAAAAACTGACAGGAACAGCAAATACAGTTGGATGGGGTTCTGGTGGATACGGCCGCGATAATTCTACAGCTGAACTAGAAAGAAAACGTCTTGAGCTTACTGCTAAGATCGAAAAACAAACTGCCGAGCTAGAAGCAATGGTAGACTATAGTAAACTTACCTCGATGAGTTATCCAGATCTTATTAAGAAATATCCAAGAATTACACCTACAATGAGCGTAGCTGAAGCATTACAAATTATTGAAGAAACTGATGCGAAAGCCAAATCAGCTAATAATTCAAGTACTATGACCGCCTGAACACATTCATATTATAAAACGATTTTGCGAAGTTGTCAAGGGCTTTTTTGTAATAAATAGGAAAAAGGAATACTTATGAAAAAAAGAGCTCTGCCTTCTTCGCTGAAAAAGCTAGCCTACAAAGACTTTGATCTTTCGTTTAAGCGCCATCCAGTCACTGGAAAGCTCTTAATAAAGAAGGATGACGAAGCAGTAAAGCAGGCTGTAAAGAATGTCGTTCTTACGAATAGATATGAACGACCATTTCATCCAGAGTTTGGTGGAGATGTTCGTGCGAGTCTGTTTGAAAATTTCACTAGCTTTTCGCAAGCTGAACTATCAGAAAAGATTGCTAGATCAGTTGAGAACTATGAATCCAGAGTACAGCTGATCGCAGATGCGACTTATGGTCCTGTAACTGTACAAGAGTATCCTGATCAAAATGGTATGGCGGTCACGATTCGTTTTCGTAACGTGGCTACATTGAACGAAGTCACACTAGACATTAATCTTAATAAGGTTCGATAATGGCCGCTAATACAGATCTCATCGTTACTGGTCTAGACTTTGATACGATTAGATTAAATCTAAGATCGTACATTGCATCTAAGCCTGAGTTCACAGATTATGACTTCAACGATTCTGCACTAGGAACGTTGCTTGATCTTCTTGCATATAACACATACTATCAAGCGTTCTATGCAAATATGGCTGCGAACGAAGGATTCCTGGATACAGCTCAGTTATACGACAGCGTTGTTTCGAAGGCTAAAGCATTAGGATATACTCCCACGAGCGCGCGAGGAGCGAGCGCGAATGTTCAACTAATCTTTACGAGTTCTATCGCCAACAACACATTCCGTTCTATTCGTGTAGCTAAAGACACAAGATTTACATCAACTGTAAACGGCGTTTCTTATACTTTCGTAACACCGCAAACATATACTATTACAGCCAACTCCACTGGAGGATTCGCTGATTTTATAAAGATCTCTGAAGGTCTTCCTCTTACACATAGATTTGTTTATAATAGAGGATCAAATACTTCATTCGTATTGCCTAATGATAATGTAGACACAACAAGCATTACGGTTACAGTTACAGCTAGTGGAAATACGCAAACATATATTCTTGGCGACAATATTCTTACGACAAACTCGTCTTCTCAGATATACTTTATCGATGCAGATAAAGAACAAAGATACAAGGTATACTTCGGAGATGGCGTCATTGGTAAACAACCAGCGACTTCTAGCATCGTAGCAATTTCGTATCGTGTATGTAATGGTTCTGCTCCGAATGGGGCTAATTCGTATTCACTCGTAGGATCTACCATTGACGGTCAATCTGGAATCACAATTGTTCCAATTGGTAGAGCATCTGGTGGAGCAGAGATTGAGAACATTGAATCTGTTCGTTTCAATGCGCCACTCTCTTATGAAACTCAGAATCGTTGTGTGACTATCGCAGATTATGAGCGAATTCTTTTGAGAGAAAATCCTGACGTTCAGGCTGTTAGCGTTTGGGGTGGCGAAGATAACATTCCACCGATCTACGGAAAAGTGTTTGTCAGCGCCAAACCTAAGACAGGAACGCTGTTCTCAACAACACGCAAAAATGATATTAAAAATTCTATTATAAAGTATAACGTACAGTCTATTGATGTTGAAGTCGTAGATCCAACATATCTTTACATTATTCCAGAGATTGACGTTCGCTACAATCCAACACAAACGTCTAGAACTCCTGGTGAGTTGGCTGACGCTGTTGCTTCAAAAGTTATTCAATTCGAGGCAGCCAATCTATCACGATTTGGTCAGAAGTTTAGATATTCACGTTTTCTTGACTTCTTAGATTCTGCAGATGATGCTATCGTTTCTACGAATGCAACCATTCGTCTTAGAAAAACATTTATCCCTTCGCTGCTGAATATCAATTCATATACACTAAAGTTCAATCACACGTTGCAGCGTCTAGGTACAAAAGAACTCATTGGTGGTGTATCACAACATCCTGGATATGGTTGTGTCACTTCGTCACAATTTGTTTATTCGGATTTCAATTCGTTCTTTGACGACAATGGATTTGGTACTCTAAGAATTTACTATCCATCTGGAACTGGACGCCTTGGTCGAGTGTACACAAACTATGCAGCTGGAACTGTAGACTACGAAACGGGAACAGTAACGATTAACGATTTCGTTCCTACTTCTTTTGTAGGTGAAGAAATGTCTATCGTGGCTGCTCCTATTAATCCGAACATTTTGCCTTTAAGAAATCAGATTCTATTGATGTCACAATCGGTGGTAAACGTGATTGACGACAATACGAATAGAACTGTTGCAACAGCATCTAACATCGAAACGATTGGTCAGACTGCAACACTTCTGACACCTACTGGAAGGTTGTATAACTTCTAATGGCTATCGTAGGATCAAACGAGATATTCAAAAAGCTATCTTCGCAGATAGAGTCGCAGTTTCCTGGCTTTATCCGCGAAGAAGGTCCGCAATTTGTTTCATTTCTAAAGGCTTATTTTGAATATCTAGAACAGTCTGGAAACGCTGTTAGTGCTATTCGTTCGATACAAGATAATCAAGACATTGATAGAACCGTAGACTCATTCGTTGAATACTTTAGACGAGAGTTTATGAAAGACATTCCAAAAGACGCCCTAGCCGATCAGCGTCTTTTGACCAAACATATTCGTCAGTTCTATCGTTCTCGTGGTACACCTGAGTCGTATAGATTTCTTTTCCGCGCTCTATACAATAAAGAAATTGAATTCTATTATCCTGGCGATGATATTCTGCGCGCATCAGATGGACGTTGGCTAAAAGAATCAAAGCTGCGTGTAGGTGAGCCATCAAATATCAATCCAACTCAGTTTGGTGGTATTAAAGTAACAGGTGCAACATCAGGCGCGACTGCGGTTGTGCAGAGCGTTGTTTCAATTATCGCTTCCGGCGTTACAGTTTATGACATGACTGTTGAAACTGTCAGTGGATTGTTTCAAGACGGTGAACGTATATTTGATGCAGATGGAAACTATGCAACAGTAAACGCACAGATTGGTCCGATCACAGATATTAATGTTACGTCGGGTGGTGCTTTTCATGAGAATGGCGACATTGTAGAAATTGGCGGCGCGTCTTCTTCCACGAGCGCGCGAGGAATTATCACATCAGTTACAGATACTAGCGCATTAACTGTTCGTCTTGTTAAAACTGGTTCTGGATATACAAGAAACAATACAAGAGTTGTTGTTACTGGCGGAAATGGTACTGGATTTCAAGCTAACATTCATTCGTTTTCGCAACAATCTATTAATGTTACTCTGAATACAGATATTATTGGTAACGTAAGAAACGTTCGTCTTGATGCTAATTCTTTCTTCGTTCGTGGTGGCGCAAATACTGCGACAGTTAATAAAAAGCTAACAGGAACAATAAAGGCGTTCACTTCAACGAATACTGTGTATGGACAAGGCTCCGCATTTAACACAGAATTAAGTGTGGGTGACGTAGTTCGTGTTGTAGGTTCTCCGACAGCTCTTGTTGTACACTCTATTGGTGGCGCACAAACATTTGTTACAACGACAAGAACTTCTGTAAATATCCTTACTGGAGCGAACGCATATTCTAAACTAG